AGTGGAGCTCGGGATGCCCGTCCAGCAGCTGTGCGAGCAAAGACCCGCCCGATCGGTTCGGCTGGGCGATCAGAACGAGCGGCGGCCCCATCCTGGGCGAGTGTAGTCGGCTAGACGTTGCGTACTTCAAGACGCGCCGGCAGCACCACGTCCGATGCGACGGTGAATGCGCCGCCGACGGACATGCCGAAGCAGTACCAGCCGTCCGCCGGGATCCCGAAGTCCGCAGTGGCCTGTTCTGCTGCCGACGAGTTCGCGGCCGGGGTTGTCCATGTCACCGTTGACCCAGTGACGACTGTGCCGAGGTTCGGGTTGAACACGCCGACGCCGCCCGACGGCGTCCCGACGGGATATAGACCAATGACGAGCGTCTGCCCTGGCGCGACGTCATCGACGAGACACCCGGACGCCACACGAAGCTTCGTTGTGTAGCCCGTGACGGCATGGTCTGCCGCTGCGAGGTAAAACACCGCGGGCGTCAGGTTCGCCGACGCCGCTGCCGCGATAGACGGGGCAGCGAACGGGTACACGGCAGCCCCCACAATGTTCGCTGCTGCCGCGCGCGCTACGACCGTGAACAGACGGCGGTACTGCGAAAGCGCGAACGCGCCAACCTGTACCGCAGTGTAGTCGCCTGCCGCAGCCACAACGGCGCCGGTGCGGTCGAACACCGACGACGCGCCCAAACGATCAGCGCGCATCAGGCCTCTCCGAAGTACATCGCGTACACCGACGCCGTCCCGCCAACACCGAGGAGCTTCAGCTTCGCCGGGTCGCCGGTGTAGTCAAACCCCGCCCCGGCAGCGATCGTGACGCCGTGGGTTGAGTCGGGGTTGCCGCCGACGCCGGTGTCGTTCGGCCGGAAGATCACCGCGAACGACGACGCTTGCAGGTACACGTGACGGGCCCCGGCAGGGACGGACGCCAACGCTGTGCCGCCGGCCGTCGTCGGCACCGACAGAACCTCGTCGCCCAGAAACCCTTCGGCGTCCGGGACTGTTGGCTGGGCCGCCTCGATGCGCGGCCTTGCTCTCGTCGCCACAGCCCTAGACCACCGCGGCCGTAGCGCGCAACTTCACAACGGTTCCGTCCAGGCCGTCCAGGCCGGCGGCGGCCTCCACACCGGTCGTGATGACATAGGCCTTCAGCTTGGCGTTCGTGACGTCGTAGACGGCGGTGAACGCGACACCTCCGTCGAACTCCGCCGACGCGTGCGTGACCGTCGCCTCCTTCGGGAACAGCAGATCCTCGTACGCGTCCAACGCCTCGCCGCCCGACGACGCGTAGTCGGTGTCGAACGTGACGTCGGCGGTGACTTCGTACCCGAGCGGCGTGGCGACGGCCAGGCCGTCGCGTGTCGTGATCGAAACAGTGATTCCCATGCGGTTCGGCTCCCTTACTTGGCGGCCCAGGCCAACGCCCGGACGGTGAGAGTTGACAGGCTCGTGGTGTCCGCGACCTCCGCCAACGCCGCCGCGGCAACACCGAGAACGCCGCCGTGCGCGGACGCGCCCGCGGCCTGGCCGGTGACGGTCAGGCTTGTCCCGGTGTTCGCACCAAGAAGGTTCGCGCCGGCGTTCACACGCGCCCCCGCGCTGTCGGCGACGTCGGCGTTCTTCAGGTACAGGTCGTGGGTGTGCGCCGCGACTGTGAACACCTTCAGCTTCTGGTTCGCGAAGTCGTAACTGAACGAGTACCCCGACCGGGCACCGCAGATCAGCTGCATCATCTGCGCGTACGGCTCGAGGTCGTCGAACGAAAGGTCGGCGACCGTCAGCGGTTCGCCGCCGGTCGGGTAGGACGAGTCGAACGTGATGTCGGCTGCCGCCCAGAGGAGGTCGCCGACGACGCGGGGGCCGCGGACAAGACTGATCGTCAAAGCCATGAGGGTTCCTTTGCTAGAAGGGGGAGGGTGCGGGCGGTGGTGCTGCGGCAGGGCCGCCCGGCAGCATCGGCATAGGAGGCGGCGGAACCGGCAGGCCGCCCGCGGGCGGCTCCCCACCGGGCGCCGGCGGCTGCTGCTGCGCGGCTTTCTGCTGCTCCATCGCGAGGTGCTGCTGGATGTGCAACTCGACCTGGTCTGCGACGTCATGGCGTCCCGCCAGCGTCGCCTGGATCTGCATCGAGCGATGCTCCGGAATGTGAACCAACGCCGGGTCGTAGTAGGCGACCTCAACCGGCTGGCCCTGCGCCAACATCACGTTTTCGGTCTGGGCCTTCTCGACCTGGTCGTCTTTCTCGTCCTCCGGCAGCGGCATCGGCTCGCCCGCGAGCAGCGAGTCGTAGTACCAGCGGGTCGGCAACGGCTGCCGGCTGTTGAGGCTGTACGTCGCGATGTCGGTGACCAGCTGCAGCTTCGCGCCCTGCGTCAACGGCTTCGCGGCTCCCTTCGCGATCTCAACCTTGAAAAACACCGGGGTTTTCGTCGCGTCGAACACCGACGCCTGCAACATCCCTTCCGTCTCGCCCGCCACCACGATCTGTTTGCGGTGGCCCCAGTAGCGGCGAATGTCGTAGACGGTGTTCTCGACGAGCTCGCCGACGCCTGACTGGAACCGTTTCAGGCCGGGCAGCCGTTTGATCTGATCGGACTCGCGCAACAGCGCAAGCTGTGAATACGTGCCGACGTTCGTGGGGTTCTCGCCCAACGTCACCGACTGGATGCCGGACGCCCTTGCTAGGTCTTCGCGGCACGACTCAACCTCGGCCTGCATCCACGGCCCCGGCGCTAGCCCCTGGTGAAACACCGGTGCCGCCGTGTTCTTCTCCAGCTCGATGATCTCGACCGGTGACCCTGTGACCCCACCGTCGATCGAGCCCTTCTCAACAAACACCTTCGGCTGGCCGCGGTCCAACGTCTCCGAGATCTGTGTGCGGCGCCGGTCGATCATCCGCTGCGGGTCCTTCAGCACCTCAACAAGGCCGCGGCCCCAAAACCTGCCCGGCACCCGGTTGTAATGAAAATACGTGATGCCGGAACGCCACGTTCCGTCAGGCCCCTGATACGGCAGCGGGCGCGGCGCTTCCAACGGCCGCAGCTCGTCGGTGCCGGCCAACACCACCATTTCGCCTTGCGGCTTACCAACGGTCGGCCGCTCATAACACGTGTACACCAACACATGCCGGGAGAGTTTTCCGGCCTGGCCGTTGTCGGTGTCAGGGTCGGACGCCTGATCCGACATCTCGCGTGACCCGAGCATCTGCAAAGCCGACAGCGACTCCTCCTTCAACCCTGCCGCTATGTCGCCGTACTCCTCAACAAGCGCGTCGATCGCGACCGGTCTTTGCCAGATCTCCCACGGGAAGTCGCGCTGATACTCAACACCGGCCGGAACCAAAAGGTTCTCAGGTGCGGCGAGTTCCCACCGGATCGCGCCCTCATGCACCACATGGAACTTCGGCAACGATCCGTCGGGCATCTGGCCGTGCCGCTCAAGATGGTCGAGCATCGCCTGGTCGGTGACAGGCGCGCCGTCGGCGCCGGCGGGCAGATGACCGACAACGGGGCCTCTTGTCGGGTCGAATCTGCACCTGAGCGCTGCCGTGCCCAGGTCGACCAAAGCGAACTTCAAGTCCATCAGGATTTCGTCGGCGTCGATCTCCTCGTCCCACGCGTACGCCAACGCGTCGTTGATCTGCGCCGCGATCTCTTCGGAGTCGATCTGGTCCTGCCGGAACAACAAGGTCGGACGCATGTCGTCGTGTGAGAGCTCGCCGACGGCGGTGAGGCGGTACTGGCCGATCTCCTCAACGGAGTAGCGGTCGCGGTACCGGTTGTCGGCCGGCAGGACGAGGCGGCGCTGCCGGCGCGACCACTTCAGCCAGTGCTTGCCGGCCGCGAACGCGCGGGCTTGCGCCCACACAGGCTCGTACCGTGACCTGTCGCGTTTGCCTTCCGCGATGCGGTCTTTCCAGACGCGTGTGACAGTGTCTGAGGGGACGGCGCGGCCGTCCTGGATAACGGCTACAGCCACCCGCGCCTCCTAGTCGAGTTCTTCGTCTTCGGGCTGGTCGCCCCACATGTCGTGCAGCACCTCTGCTGCGTACCCGCGTTGCCTCCACGTCGGAAGCGTCTGTCCGTGGTCGCCGCTGATCTTCGACAGCCACTGCGCGCCATCAGGTCCGCGCCACTCAGCGATGACGAGGAACCCGACGAGCACCGTCCCCTCGAGGTCGGGATCGGAGGTTTCGTCGATCGCCTCGAACAACCGCTCGCGCTCCGACCTCGTGGTGGCGTCACCCTCGAAGGCCACGGCTAGCTAGTCGTGTTCGTACGGCAGCTGGTCATAGTCGACAAGGTCGTCGGCTTCGTCAGCCGCAACCCTGCTGGCCTGCTCGGACTGCTGGTGCTTCCACATGTCCATCTCCGACGGTGACGCCGGATGCCCGGCGAGGCGGCAGATCGTGTCGAGCAGCATCCGGCGCTCCAGCGCGAACGCGGCCCGTTCGCGCTCAAGGACACGCAGCAACGACCGCGACGACGTCACGCCGCAGCAGGTGTCTTGCGGGCGGGACGTGCGAGCTCGAGCGCGCGGGCGGCGGCGGCTTCAGCGATCGACGCGGCGTCGCCGGCGGCCTGCTCAACAGCCTGGTCGGCGTCCGCGAGCTGGTCACGCAACGCCTGAACCGTCGCTTCCGCGTCCGCGAGCACGGCCGGGTCAGCCCACCCGGCGAGCCGGGCGAACGTTGGCGCGCACACGTCGACACAGGCGTACACACGGCCCAGGCCTGGGTCTTCGATCTGTGTGTCGACCATCGCGCCTTTTGAGCGGCTGCAGAACAGGCACCGTCCGGGGAACAGATAGGGCGCGTCGACAAGCAACGGGGCGTTCATCGTGGCGTTCTCCTCCTGCTTAGATGTCTGCGTACTCGCGCTCGGTCGTCTTCTCGCGACGTTTCCGGATCTCCGCGAGCCGCGCCTGGCGCACCTCGTCCGGCGTGGACGGCGGACGGTCGGGTTCCTCAGAAGCCGACGGTCGCGACAGCACCCCGTACCTGAGCGACGCGTGGGCATGGCCCTTCGACCGCTCCCAATCCCTGTCTACGGCCTCGCCGGGCAGCGGCTTGCCGTCTTCTTCCAACGGCGCGTCGGCGAGTTGCTGCCGCAACTCCGCGGTGCCGGGCGTGTCGACGATGAACATCGCCGGGGCGCCCGGCTCGCCGTGCCTCTCATGCCATGACGGGAAGCGACGGTTCGTGTCGGCTTTCAACAGTTCGCTGATACGGACGAACCCGGCGCGGCGGTCGTTGTTCGCTGCGACAACCGTGATGTTCGCGGCGGCGAACTCGTCCGCGACCGACGCAGGACGCCCCCATTTCGTGCGGGCCCCGGCCGCGAACACCGCCGGGTCAGCATGGCAAACATTCGCGACACGGACGCTGTCACGTACCGCCTCCCACCCTGTCGCGCGGAGCTGGTCGATCTTCGGTGCGATCTCCGACGGCAGCCCAGGCTCGTACAGGCCGTCGAACACGATCAGGTTGCCGTCGAAATCCGACGCGACCGGATACCACGCTGTCGGTGCGGACAGGCCGTAGTCCATGTGCTCGAACCTGTCCCACGCGTCGGGGATGTCGAACTGCGGGACGACGTGGAGGCGTTCCGACCAGCGGTAGGCGAGGCCCTCGTCCTCGAGCAGCTCCGCGTGGAGCTCCTGCCGACCGAGTTTCGTGCCGTCGTACCGGCCGATGATGGTGCGGTAGGTGGGGCCGAGGTTGCCGAGGTTCTCGAACGTCGCGCCGCCCGTCACGACACAGTCGGTGTCGTTGACGAGGTCGCGGTACACGCCGATAGGTTTCGGCGTTGACGTCACACAGGCTTGGGGGTTGTCGCCGAGGCGGAGGCCGAGCAAAGCCATGTCCCACGTTTCTTGCGGGTACTGCCACGCGGCGATCTCGTCGGCCCACAACGCTTCGCACTGCGGCCCGCGCAAAGAGTCGGGGTCCTCGCCGGAGAACAGCAGCGCCTGCGCGCCGTTCGGCCAGACAAGCTGGCGCCTCGACGGAAAGTAGGTTGGACGGTCGGCCCTGGGGGTGATCGCCATAATGCCGGATTCGCCGTTGACCATCACGTCGCGGGCGTCGGCCGCGGTGGGGGCGATCAGATGCAACCGCTCACGGACGCGAGCTTGTTTGCGGATCCATTCGGCGCCGATCCGGGTTTTGCCGTACCCGCGGCCGGCTTTCAGCAGCCAGTAGATCCAGTCGCCGTCAGGTTCGAGCTGTGACGGCCTCGCGAGCCATCCTTCCCACGTGTACGCAAGCCTGGCTTTGACATCGTCGACCGAAACGCCGGCGTCGGCGGCTAGCTGCTCAAGGAGCGAGTTCTGCTTGTCCGGCGGGAGCGTCGCGAACAGTTCCGCCGGGCTCGGCTGTCTGACGGTCGGCGAGGCGGCGGATGGTGGTGGTGAACCGGTCGACTGCGGCTGCGACATCGGTGTTGCTGACCTCCACAGGGTCGCCGTCGGCGCCGGTCACTTCGATCCTTGCGACTTCGCCGTGAACGCCTTGCAGCGTGAGGGCGTACTGGATCGCGCGGAGCTGCGAGGCGTGGTCGTCGGTGTTGACGACACGGGCGAGCTTCACGAACAGGTGCGGCACGTTCAGGCCTGCCTGGTCGAGCGCCGCGCCGCGGGCTTCGGCGATCGCCGCCTGAGTTTCGGGGTCGTTTTTGACGAACTGGCGGCGTTGCGCGGTGGTGCCGTGGATGCCGGCGCGGGCGGCAAGGTCTGCGTGTCCTGCGTACGGCTCGGCCTTGATCAGCGCGAGCAGCTTCTCCCGTTGGCTGTCGGTGATCTGGTCTGGTGTGAGCGGCGGACGTGGTGTCCGGGCTGGCTTTCCGGTCATGCGAGGATGTTCGTTGCGATGTCCTCGACGCAGCCGTTGCGGATCAGCCGGCGGGCCTGTTCAAGGTCGACGTGTGGGAGTGCGGCGAGGAGGTCGGCGTGCTGGGGGGCATACCCGGCGTCTAACAGTTGCAGGGTGCGCCATGCGTTGACAGCGTCTGTCTCGGTGGCTGGTTGCTCGTCGGCTTCCATGATGGTGTCCGTCACGCGGCGACGGTGTCGGCCAGCACGGCGGCGGCGACAGGGCGGAAGTCGGGCCGGTCCAACAGGCGGATGACGTGGCGCTCGTCGATAGCTGAGGCTTTCACGGCGGCGGCGAACGTGTGGCCGGCGGCCAGCGCACGGGTGAACGCGCACTCGCGCTCGGAAAGCTGCTCAGAAGTGGGGCGTGCCATCGCTCACCGCCTCAGGGCGTAGTTCGACTAACGGCTTGTCGCGCTCAACGGCATTACCCGGAGCGCCAGCAGAGAGTTTGCCACACCCGGTCGGACGGATCAAGCATCCAGTCACGCCGCTTGCTTTCGCACGATCCGGTTCACCTGCGACACCGACAACCCACACACCCACGCGACCCACTGCACCGGCATCCCCTCAACCCGCACCCACCGGCGAAGCAACTCGTCACGGCGGCCCCTGGCGACCGCGTCAGCCCACCGGCCCCTTGCCGCCAACGACGCGCCGCGGTCCACCGCCACCTCCGGCGCCCGCAGCCGTTCCGGCAACCACACCGAGAGGAACTCGAGCGCCCGCCGGCACGCCGCCTCCACCACCACAGACGGCTCCAACCACCCATACACGTACACCGCATGCACCACCCGGTAGCCGCCCTGATCGTGCGCCCTGAGCTCCTCCAACGCCCTGTCCAACGCGGCGTAGTCGAACCGCGCCCACTTCGCCGCCCTAACACGCTCCCACCGCTCCCCACGACGGTTCGCCTCACCAATCTCATCCGCAACCGACCCGAACGCCGGCCTCGTTTGCGCCGCCAACCGGTCAATCTCACCGTCACGATCGCGAGCACACTCATGCACCTGCCCGTCCAACCCGTACGGCTTCGGCGACTTCACGAGATACGCGTCGGTGACACCCGCGCCGGGCAGAGCGTGAGTCGCCCTCGCCGCCAGCACCTCCAGGTGGTCGTCGCGCGACTCCAACAGCCTCACGATCGCCGCCAGCCGCTCCTCTGTTTGCGCGCACGAACCCGGGCCGGGAACACGCACGCGCGACCCGCTATCGCAGCCATCAGCGATGCTCATGCTGCTTTCCGGCTTCTCTTGACGAGTTCGGCGAGGGCTACGGCGAGGCGGGATTGCACACCTGGTCCGGTGCAGGCGTCGATGGCGTGTTGGATGTCGGACTCGGAGGAGCGGTGGGAGCGTGCGGCGCGGGTGAGTTTCTGGATGTCGTCTCGTGTTCGTGCGCCGGTGGCTAGTGCGAGCTTGCGGAGTGCCGGGCTCAGGTCTGGTTCGTTGTGTGATTCGGTGCTCTCGTAGCTAGTAGAGCGTTGAAGATCTAGAGCACTTGAAGTTCTTTCACTTCCTTCACTACCTTCAACGCGCGCCGGTCTGCGTGACGTCACGGCCTCCGTCACGGTGTCTGTCACGGCGATGTCACGCGTGACGTCCTGTGTGACTTCCGCTGTGACAGATGGCTCGCGGTCACGCTGGCGCTGCCTCCGCTTACGCTCCCTGTCCGACTCCCTGCGACGGTCCCTCGAACTGTTGTGGTCATCCCAGTCATGGATCTGGATGCGGCCGCCGCCAAGGTCGTCCCACACGCCGCCCGCCACCAGCTCACGGCGGTGCTTCGCCTGCGCCCCGACAACCCGCTGCTGCGCCTGATCAAGCACACCGCCGGTTCCCATCCCCGCGCAATACGCGATCGCGTTCGTGTTCGCCCGATACGCACCATCGGACAACGACACGATCTTCGGATGGCACCAATACCGATCATCAAGCCATGCCACCGGAGCGGCTCCTTTCAAGGGGGTCGAGGGTGGGGGAAGCGCGCCCTCTTCGAGGGGCGCGCGCGCACTATCAGTCGGCTCTGAGCACCTCCTCGATCGCACCGCTAGTCCAGTGGGCGGGCCGCCACAGGAACGTCTCCGCGACCGGCTCAAGGACGGCCAGCCACTGCTGCTGCTCCACCGACAGATTCCCAGTAGCGGACTTCAACTCGGCGAAGATCAGCCTGGCACGGCGCGTCACCGGCCGCCTTACGAGCACGAGGTCGGGGAAGCCGGCGCCGTCTCCTTCGACCGGAGTCCGCCAGCCTTTCGCGGTGAGCGCGGGGCGGAAGTGCGCGACCCGCCAGTGGAAGAGGCGGGCAGTCTCGATCACCGCGGACTGCAACTCGGCCTCGGTCATTCGCCCCACCCGCGGAACCGGGCCCGTGTGGGTGCGTGAAGTACGTTGATGCTCATGCCGCGGCCTGTGCTTTCCGTGCTCTGCCGATCGCCTGGGCCAGATCGGACGCCCCCGGCTTCTCGGTGCGGCACCGTGCGCACGCGAAGCCGTCCGGCTCGATATGGTCGTGGTGGGGGCCGACCGCGACGGTCTGCCCGCACAGCCGGCAGGCGAAGAGGGCCTCGTGGCGGTCGTCCAGCGGCATGTAGGTCGGTTCCCCGGTCACGCTTCGGCCTCGCCGCGTTCGGTGTCCCGCTCGTTCAGCAGCAGCACCGCGGGCGGCCAGAACGTGTGCGCCGGCGACGCATATGCGAGCTCGACGATGTCGCGCTGGAACGGGTAAAGCCACCCGGACGGGTCTCCGTCGAAGCCGTCACCGACGAACCGTGAGCGCTTGCGATCAAGGAACGTCGCGTAGCTCACGCCGTCACCGCCGGCGGGGCGCTCCGAGCCATCCCATACAGCGCAGCGACGAGCGGCCCCCTCAATCGTCTAGGTGCCCGCCCAAAAAAAAGAGCGGTCACCGTCCCGGGAGCGAGTAGATCTCCGGGTGAGAGTGAAGACATCCCCAATAGCCGCCGACGGAGAGGCCGTACCGCGCGACGCGGACTTGCACCATCGGCGGGGCCTGCCACGCGTGCGCGTAGCGGACGCCCACATGGCCGGCCCAGAGTCGCCAAGTGCTCGCGGCGAAGCCGACGAAGCCCTCGTAGAGCGTGCCTTCCAGGTGCCGGTGGTAGCGGCCCCAGTCGAAGCGTGGGGCTCCATCCCCGGGTTCGCCGATGTGGCCGGTCTCGCATGTCCCGAGCGCCCACCAGAACGGCGGCACCGGACGGGTTCCTGAGCGTGCGAGGTTGGGCAGCGCGAGCAGGCACGCCGCCGCTATGGCGAGTAGGTACCGCAGAACGATCTCCCTTGTGAGACAGCGATTCCTCCGCCCGGGGGCGGGCATCACGGGCAACCGTGGACGAGCGCGAACGAGATTCGACGGCCGACCCTCCGGTAGCGCGGAGGGGAGCCCGTACGGATGCGGGCTCGACGCTCGAACGCCCGGCCGTCGAAAGCGAGAAGATGGGGGAGCGCCACAAGAGGGGCGCGGCCGGTGTTACAAAGTCAGCCGAGGAGCCGCTTCGAAGGGCTCTACCCGCATGGTTGAGCGAAAGCTGCGGGCACCAATCGCGGGTTCGATTCCCGCCGCCTCCACTTTTGGCTTGACCAAGCGAAATCGCCGGGAACATCTACAGCTCCTCGTGGCCCCGGATAGACCTAAGCACCGTGGCGACGTCCTCGGTGTCGAACGACGCGTAATGCTCCTCCGTCGTCGACAGATCAGCGTGGCCGAGCAGCTTCTGAGCAGCAACGAGGTTCCCCGACCCGCGCAGAATCTCCGTCGCGACGGTATGGCGGCCCCGGTGCATGTTCAAGCCCTTCCGTGTCCCGGATTCCTTGTCTCCGCACAGGCCAGCTGCTTCGAGACGGTCGTACCACCAGGTGTGCACAGACCTCGGTTTGAAGCCGTGATGGTGGAAATGTGTCGTCTTCATCCCGACCTTGCGGCGCGGCGCGACGAGGAACCTGTCAAGGCACGACGCACGTCCTCCTAGATCAAGTTCGACCGCGCCGAGGTCACGCCAGAACGCAGGGTCGGGAAGCGGCACCTGCCGAGGTTTCCCGCCCTTGCCGACGATCGTGAGTTGCTGCCGTTCGAAGTCGAAGTCGCGGAACCTGACCCCGGCCACCTCGGCACGCCGTAGCCCGTACTGCAAGATCAGGCGGACGCCGAGCTGGTCGGGGAGATAGTCCTGCGCTGCGACAACGAGGTCGACGAACGAGCCGGCGAACGGTTCGCGCTTCACGCCGCGGCGTTTCGGTGACCGGAGCACACGGGCAGGGTTGCCGTGGATGCCGCGGTTCTCCCGTATCGCCCAGTCGAAAAAGTCGCGCCAGATCGAAAGGATCTTCGCGCGTGTGCGTGCCGACCTGTCTCCCCAGTGATGGTCCCAGCACTCGCGCAGCCGTTCAGCACCTACCGGGGTTTCGAAGTCGCGCAGCTCGAGATCGGCGAAGAAAAGTGCAAGCCGAGCTAGGGCGGGCTCGTAGTCGCGGATCGTGTCCTTAGCGGCTCCCCATTCAGTGCGCTTCCACCGGATGTAGCGCGCGACTTCGAGCCCCAGGGGAGTCGAGCGGTAGCTCGTGTCCTTCAGGGCATCGCGGAGCATACGGGACGCCTCGCCGAGCGTGATGGTCGCGACGGTCACGCGCTCTCCGTGTCGGAGGCATGAGCGGTATGCACTGCGATGATCCGCTCGACGCGGTCACCGACCTCGCCACGGCCAACATCAGCGATGAACTCCCGGAGGCCTTCAGTTTCCTCATCGAACCATTCGCCCTCAAGGTGGCCGCCATGGAAGCGATCGTGTAAGTGCATCTCGACAGCCGGGACAGCGTCCGAGATCACCGCGAGCAAGAACAAGTCTCCGTACTCGCGCCTGAGGTAGCTCAGACGCTTCTCAATGGTCGTGGTCGTCATCCCGATCTTGATCGGGCCGCCCGTTGCCTCCTGCACGAAATAGATGCTGTGCCGCCTGCCGCTCATTGGTTGTCTCCGAGAAGCCCCGTGCGCGGGTCAGGAGGCGCCCCTACGAGGCGCGCGTTAGCCGTCTCATTGCGCGGGTACTCACGGATCCGCAGGTCGGCGGGCCATTCGTCCCAGTCGCCGCCCTTCCGATCGCGCAGGAGGAGCGTGTGCGTCTCGCGGCGCTCGGCGGTGTCGACGGCGAAGACCGGCTTCGCCCCGAGCTGCTTCACGAACACCGCGCGCTGCTTGGCGGCGTTGTCCCCCTGGCCGTTCACGAGCCCCCACCCGCCTGGGATGCGCCCGAGGGGCGCATGAGGGTCAGATCGGAATGTCTACACAGACGACAGACATCTGCGTGGAGGCTCCCGCGATGACCGCAGCGACAGGACGCCAGTAGAGCCACTGACCGGCCTTGAAGTTCGCAGCGTCCGGCAGCGCCCCGACGTACTCGCCGACATACTCCTGCGGCGGCAACCCGCCGCCGTTCCCACCCACGATCAGCCAACCGCGAACCGTCATTGCTCCTCCGATCGTAGTTAGCGCACGCCGCAGGCGCGCTTCCCTGGCCGCTCATGGCTGTTTCGTCTCCAGGGACGAGGGAGTGCCCTGCGGGCGCGCGAGGGACTGCTCGTGTGGCACGTCGAGTTCTCGCCGCCACGCAGCGATCATCGAGCCGTCGACGACCCAAAGGTTCCTGTCGCCTTCGACCTCCGTCCTGACCGCACCCGCCGCCTCCGGGCAGGCGTACGGCCCGCGAACGACCTGGCAGCGGTCGTAGTCCCACAGATACCACCGTGCCGCGCGGCCTTCATCATCCGGAGGCGGTGAGGGCCGCAGGGGTCCAACCGACAACGGCCCACCCGACGGTGAAAGCGTCGAGCCCGCCTCCGAATCCTTGTTTGACGCCTGACCGCTGGCGTTCACGTCGTTGTCTCCGCGCCCGCAACCGAGGACTGCGGCCAGCGAGGATCGCTCGCAGGCGTGGCGATAGCGTCCTCCCAAGCCGGAGGGTCACCCGCATCGACAGGCCACCATCTGAGCGTCGCGTCAGGAGCCATGAACCGGTGCGGCGACTTGTGATCACCCACGAAGATGCAGCGAAGGCGACCGTCTCTAGCCGAGGCGCGGCCCTCGATCTCCACGGCGCACCTCCGCTCGCTCCCCGGCGTGCTCACTGGTTCGTCTCCGTGACCGGGGAAGCGCCGCCAAGAGCGGCGCGCGAGCTGAACCACCGCACCGCAAGTTCATGCTGACGACGGGCCTCGCGCTCGGACACCGCCGCCGACTGCCACAAGAATCCGCCCGTCCCGTCGAGCCGGAACGCCATCGTCTCGAAGTACGGCAAAGGGCACAAAACCGCCGACGACTCCCGAAAGCACGTCGACACCCACGCATCGCCGGCGTACTCCTGCCACACCGGGCCAAGCTCGCGCGCGCTCACGTTTGCTCCTTCTTGTCCGCTATATCCACGAGAAGCGCCGCCACCCGGCGAGCCTCAGACACAGGCAGAGGGAACGTCCAACCCCTCCCGTCCGGCGGAATCACGCCGAGGATCACGGCGGCTGAACCGTCTCCGGCAGTAGCCCCGGCGACCATCACCGAGAACTCCTCCACGCAGTGGGCCGATTCGAGAGCCTGCCGTATCTCGGCGCTCACGTTTGCTCCTTCGCACACGACCCCGACGAGGGAGCGCCGCTCACGCGGCGCGTTACTAGCTCAGCCTCGTCCATCGCCTCAACAGCCGCCTCGATCGCCTCGGCGAGCGCCAACGCCTCGCCCGTGATCTCGACGTGGACCGGCCCGAACTTCGAGCCATGCACCCGGAACTTGAGCACGATCCCGTCGCCGCGCGGCTCGACCGCCCAGGACGGATCACGCATCTGCCGGGCGCTCACGTCTGCTCACCTCCGCGCGACCCGGCACGATCAATGAGCATCTCCAGGTTGTCGCGCGTCACCGAATCGGCGTCCGGATACGTCTCGTGGTGCCAGTCACGGAACCGGCGATACCACTCGACCGAGTACATCCGCACGTCGTCCCAGACCGGCTGCACTGGCCCGACGCCGCCGCGAAGCTCCAGCCGCGGCCCGTCAAGGGAGAGCTGCGTGACTGTCACTCAGACACCTCGCCGAACGTCCGGCCGCACCAGCAGCTGCACGCAGAGACATCGCTCTTCGGGAAACTCGCACTCAGGTACGTGGCACTTCAAGCCGCCGTTAGCCCACGCGCATCTCTGGCCGCTGCGAGGGTCTATGTGCCCCGCAAAAATGCCTGATTGAACAGGGAACGCTCTCAGCGATTCGCGGGCGGCGCTCACGTCTGCTCACCTCCGCGCGACCCCGGGGGCACCCTTCTACGAGCGCGATCCCGCGCCCTTTCCGCCTCGCGCTGCTCATCGGTCATGCGCGCACGGCGCGCCCGCATCTCTGCCGCCGCGCCGCCGCGAGCCTCGAACCAGCGGCGGTTCGCCTCCCGTTTCTTCTCAGGGTCGCTGTACGGCATCAGGACTCCCCTCCGCGCGTCTCAGCGATCTGTGCTGAGCGCGCAACCCCTTCGGTCTCTACCACCGACACCGCCGGGGACGGGGAAGCGGACTCGGCAGAGAGCGCCGAGATCCGCGCTCCGACGATTCGACCGTTCATGGCGTGAACCTCGAAGTCGCTGCTCATGCACTGCTCGCCCGGCAGCGACACGAACGTCACGCCCACGTCCTCGCGCATCCACTCCTCAAGCGCGACCGCCAACACGTCACCGTCGCCGTACTCGGCGATGTTCGCGAGGTCGTCGGCGTCCACGTAGAAGCCGGGAACCTCGATTTCCAGGATGAGCTTGTGCTCGCTCACGCTTCGTCCCTCGCGCGAATCCCGGCGGTGTCTGCCGGGTTCGCCTCCCCCGAATCCGAACATTCTGTTGCGGGACGGGCTCCGGACATCTCGGCGCTCGTGTTTGCCGTCCTCGCATGGTTCGCGTTGGCAACCACGGCGAACGAGGGAGGAAGTGCTGCAAGGCATCGGAGGGCCACCACCTCAGCCTCCGCCCGCTCATTACGGTGCTGCCAGACATCACGCGCCATGACCCACTCGTCGATCTCCTCGCGCGCTTCGTCGCGTTCCTTCTCTGCCCGCTCGGCACGCATGACCGTCTCGGCGAGCAGCACCTCCGTCTCCTTCAACAGCCCGGGCTCCTCCCCGACGGCGGCGAGCGTGTCGAGGAGCGCCACCACATCCCGCGCCATCCGTGCGGCGCTCCCCACGTTCACATGCGAGTGCTCATCGAAACGATCGAGCATCACCTCCGCCCTGGCGCGAATCTCGACGTAGTCGAGCACGCCACAGTCGCACGGGCCGCCTCCCATACCGTCCGCCACCGACCCTGTGCAGCCGGGCTTATGACCCGTCATGTCTCCACCGCCGGCCGATACGACTTCACAGTCATCCCGAACGACCACGCCACCGCACCATGCGCCGACTCGACATCGGGCGGCACACGCAACCAATAATCCTTGAACTCGCCCGAAGGCTCCGGTGTCGAGTTCACAACCTCAACCATCACCAACGGCTCGTCGCCCTCGACCGGGAGCCGCCACAGCTTCCCGTAGTCGTCCTGTGAGACGACCTCTGCGTTCGCTTCCCGCATCAGCCGGTCGGCGCCGAACCGCTCCATCATCACCCGTCGCACCTCGGCGTTCTCTTCACCAAGGATCTGTGCGACAGTCAACGTCTCGGGCGCGTCGACCGTCTGCTGCGACACGCGGACGCCGTGAACCGACCAGATTCCCCAGCCGTCCGAATAGAGAAGCGCCGCGCCTGACTCGCTGTGCAGGCGTCCCTCATCGTCGCGCGCAAGACTGATCGGCCGCTCGGTAAGGATCACCGCGTTCCGAAATGGCCACCACCAGCCAGCCGACCGTGCGACCTCATTCAGCCCCTCGAGCCGCTTTGTCCCCTTGAGTTTGTAGGCGCGCCCGAAGAAGTCATAGAACGCGAGCCATCCGGCGTCGTGTTGTCCCCAAACCGCGGTCCCCACCTGATCCCCCACCTGATCCCGCACCTGATCCCCCACCTGAGCCCGCACCTGATCCCGCACCTGAGCCCCCACCTGAGCCCACACCTGATCCCGCACCTGATCCCGCACCTGAGCCCCCACCTGAGCCCACACCTGATCCCCCACCTGAGCCCGCACCTGATCCCCCACCTGAGCCCGCACCTGAGCCCACACCTGATCCCCCACCTGAGCCCGCACCTGAGCCCACACCTGAGCCCGCACCTGAGCCCCCACCTGATCCCGCGATTGGCTCAGCATGGCTGAGCCAATCGCGCCTGCAAACGGTGACCGGAGCCAGATGACTAGGATCGGATGAGGTAATCCCGCGTCCTCGTAGGCTGCGTGGACACCGCGGAGCGCCGCAGCACGGTCGGTCGGGGCGGTCGACAACCCGGCCGCTAGCCACTCGTCGCGCACGACGGGGATAAGCGCGACGGCTTCTTTTGAAAGCTTCTCGATTCGCTTCGCCATCAGTCCTGCACCTGGCGGATCCGCTCCGGCGTGTACTCGCGCTGCCGAACCACCTGATACGAACCGGGGTCGATGGTGATCGTTGCGTGCTCCTGATGGGTGAGCGAGACCGGATCTGTGCCGTGGACGATCAGGTACAACTCGGCGGCCTGCTCAGCCGTGACGAGCTCAGCCGTGTCGTCGGCGATGGCGTGGTGGTGGCCGGTGACCTCGCCGTGCGCGAGCACCGCTTTCCCCTGCTCGCGCTGCACCGGGACGGTGTTGTCGGGGATGCCGGTGACGGGCAGGATGAGGATGTCGCCCTGCCGGTAGTGGTCGCGCTTCATCGGGTGTTCCTTTCGGTTGACGCGCCCTCATGGCGCTGGATGTGTGTGGTCGGGGTGCCGTCAGGTGCGCCCGCAGGGCGCTCACCGGTCACGGCCTTCTCCGTTTCAACGGGGTGCAGACGATCAACACGACAAGCGCAATCGCAGCCACACCGATCACGTCGTGGCCTCGGCGAACTTGACCTTGTAACGGCGCAAGAATCCGTCCTCGCCCAGCTTCTCTACGGCGTACGCGTACGCGGCGTCGTCGTACTGCTGCAACGCGGCGGCGAACGCCAGGCACGTCTCTACATCGTGCGCCTCGAGCTTCCCGTGATGGCCTGTGGTGCCGTCGCCACAGACCGACACGCAATTCGACTCGCAATCACTTCCGCCGAGCGAACGGGCTACGCAGTGGTGAAGCGACGACTCCAGGATCTGCTCGACCCCCAGCCACTGGCAGACCAGGCAGGGGCCGAGCTTCGCCTTACGGATCTCAGCCCACCGCTGCGGCGACGCCTTCTGACGGAACCTGCGCTGGCCGGCATGCTTCGGCATTCCTATGCCGGCCGGGGCGTGCGCGAGCTGCTGCTCCTTCGAGAACGGAGGGTTCACGCCGCCGCCTTGAACAGCTCGAGCTTCACCTGGCTGCCGTCCGTCGCGACGACACGCGCGAACCTGGTCTGGCCGTCGACGAGCACCAGAAGCAGCTCCCCGACCCGGTAACCCCCGAAGACGGCGGTCACTGGTCGTCCTCGGCTGTCCAGTCGGGGTACGGCTCGTCAGGCGGCAGCGGCACCCACGGCTCCGCGGCGTCCCAGGTCACTGGCCGGCCCACCAATCGCAGTTCTTCCGGTAGCCGCAGTACTGGCACGCCCAGTCGTGCGTGATCGCTCCCGGCCACGGATCGTCGGGCCCGAACGTGTCGTAGAACGCCAGCAGCATCGTCGCGAGGTTCCGGACTAGCCGGCCGGTCGCGTTGACCATTGCCGGGTTCGGCTCCAACCGCAGTCCGGGCGCGAGCTCGGGCGTCCACACGCCCGGCGTCTTCGTCTTCGTCGAGACGTGCCAGTCGACGGGCTTGCGGATCACGGACTGGTAGAGCAGCCCCTGGATGCGCCAGCCGGGCTTGATCGTCGAGACCTTCGCCTTCGCGGTCTTCCGTTCGATCCCGGCCGTAGCGGTCTCCAAGTCGATGTAGCCGACAATCGGGACGGGGACGCCGAGGATGCGCGCCTCGAACCGCTGCTCAACCTGGACAGGCTGCACCGTGGGGGAGACCTGCCGGTGGTACGCCTCGACGAGGAGCACGCCCTTGTCTTTGACGTCGGCGGGGTCGTCGTCGCCCCACGCGATCTCGGAGAGGCCACCGTTCCGTTCGATCGCGCGGTCGAGGCCGTCCGCGAACGCGTCCTTGACGTCGTCGACGGGAAGGTCGACACGGCTGTCGATCTTCTGGCGGAAGTTCTGCTCGTGCGCGTAATGGTCAGCCGCTCCCCACACCATCGCGGCGCCGGGCCGCTCGACCTCGCCGCACAGATACCGGCGGCGCCACTGCTCCGGGCAGCGCTGGAGCATCGTCAGCTGCGACGCCGACAGGTGAGCCCCGAGAGGCGCCGGCCACACGGCCGGAGCCTCCTGCTCGGCGAGCATCTGCTCGAGAACGCTCACGCCTGCGCGCCTTCCGGGATCCGGAAGGCAGACCCGTCGTCCGCGACGGCCTCGGTGTCGGCCGGGGCGGGCTCGGATTCGGGCTTCGTGAGCTTGATCAGGAACGCGCCGAACTCGGCGAGCGCCTTCGCCATCTCCGACTCCGTCAGCAGCTCGCGGCCGTGGCCGTACTCGCGCCGCGCCCACTTCTCCGCCACGTCCGGCCAGTCCCGCGACGGGTCCGCCGTCGCCAGGTCGGCCAGCAGCTTGTCGAGGAGCTTCTGCTTCGCGGCCTCAGCCACGGGCTCGCCCTCGCCGAGGAACCTGATCAGGCCGTCCACGAATGGCGCCCCGGGCTTCTCGATCACCGTCTCCGGCGGGAGGTCGGCGTACCTGGACTTCACGATCGCCATCACCGTCGGCGTGTCGAACCGGCCGATCACGTCGAACTCGTAGTCGAACTCGTCGCGCTGAACCGTCTTCGTGCCGGCCGCACGGATCTTCGTTTTCCCGTCGACCTCCTCACGGACGTAGTCCTTCTTCGTCCGCATAGCCGCGATCACATGGATCGGCGCCCTCAGGATCGCGTCGGTCAAGCGCTGCTGGATCTCGCCGGCGTCCTTCCACGCCCGGTGCGTGTCGTTCTTGTACTTCGTCCGGGCGACCTCGTCGACCAGATCCAACGTGCCGCCCTCGCCCATCCAGAAGTGCGACAGCGAGTCCAACACGATCGCGCCGTAGCCGCCGTCCGCGGCAGCCTTGATCGCCTCCACCGCACGGTCGGGGTGGAACGGCGGGTTGAGCGAGATCGTGTCGAAGTCGAACAGGTCGGCGTACTTCGCGGCCGACCCGAACTCCGTGTCGAGGAACGCGAGTCGCTTCCCCTCCGCCCCCGCAAGCCCGGTCCCGATCACCAGCGCCGTGTACGTCTTGCCGTACCCGGCCGGCCCCTCGAGCGCGAGCCGCAGGAGCGATTGCTTCTTCGTCGCGCGCGTGAACGTCAAACCGCTCATGACGCCTCCCTGTCGTTCTCGAGGTCGGCGAGCACGCACGCGAGACAGACGCCGCGGCGGCCGCAGGTGCAAACGGGGGCGGTCATGACGCGACCGCCTCGAGCAGCCGCACCGGCACAGGCGCGGTGCGGATCTGAATGTCGGCGTGGGCGAGCAGCACCCGGGGGAACAGGTCTGCGCGTACCCGCCGACGGATTGCGTGTTCGCGCTCAAGCTGCTCCCGTGACCGTTCGCACCGCCACGCCCACACAGCCTTCCAATGCGCATGCCGTGCGTGCTCCACGTTGCGAGCCCACCACGCCGCATAAAACAGCGCGGTCACGGTCACAGAGCCGGCGACGGCTTGCGCCCAATCCGATGCGTTCACTACGATGCCACCTCCTGCCCGGCAGGTGCGTGTCCGTCCAAGATCGCGCCCTGCCGGGCGGTCGTATTGCTAGGGAAAAGCTTTTGGCCGCACGACTCGCACTGAGTCGCCGACGGGTGCGCGTAGTCGCCGCAGTCGCCGCACTCCGCGACGAGGTCGGCCGCGTACCGCTCCTCACGATCGGCGAGCAACCTGGTCACAGACCGGCCTCCAAAAGGTCGGCGTGGGACCGGCACACGTTCCCGCCGACGACCGGGGAGCCGCAGAAGCCGCAATGGTCAAGCCGCACCGGCTGCGTTGGCGGCACCAGCACCTGGACGAGCTCGGCGGCGTCCTGGGCACGGTGGGCCTTCTCGATCGCGCGCTGCACAGGGGCCTTCGCCGGGCGGCCGCGCCGGGCGCGCTTCTTCACCACGACGCCGTGCGCTTCCGCGCGATGCTGAACCTGCGCCGGCAACACCTCCCCGGCCAGCCCGTCCATCGTCCAGTCGCACAGAGCGCACGACGCGGTGACGGGCTGCCGGTCGCGCCACTCGACGGCATCGTCGGTGTACGGGAGGCGGAACCCGGACGGGTTCTCGCGCGGCTGCGTAGCAGACGCTCCCATCTACGCGACCTCGGCCAAGGTGAGTTGAACGGACGCCCCGACCGACGTGTCCGGGGCGGGTGCCGGGGCGTCCGAGCAAGCAGAAGGAACCAGCTGCTCCACCGGCTCGACTTCTGCTTGCTCCGACGTCCCTACCAGCCGGTACAGGTACAAGTCGCCGTCGCGCCACGCGTCGATGCGGTAGCCCTTTCGGCGCAACGAGGCCACGCGGGAGTGCGCGACGACGTGCAGGCCGTAAAGCTCGTGGTGGGTGTGGGGGTGGCCGTCGGAGAGCAGCCGAAGGACGCGCTCGTCGTGGGTGAGCTGCCGCTCGGTCACGCGCGCACCGCCGCTACCTCTTCACGGGAAGCAGACAACTCGTCTACGAGCCGGCTGACTTCGAAAAGGCGGAGGCGAAGGTCGGCCAGCATGTCAATCGCCCTCCTTGTCTTCGCTATCGCTCTGCGGCCCTGACTCGGGCGCACCCAATGCCCGGGCTAGCGACTCACGTGTCCTCGTGATCGGGACCATCCCGTCGAGGTAGCGCCTGATCGACCGACGCGCCGTCTCCGGGTCGTCGGAATTCCACTTGCGCGCTAGCGACCTCTGCGTGAATCCGCGCTCCGTCATCTGCCGGGCGAGCCAGGCGGCGTACGTCTCGCGTGCTGTCCCCGACTCCATAGGGACACAAAGTATACCCCAGGGGGCATTACGTCAAGCCCCCTGGGGTAAATACCATTACCCCCTATCGCAAACACACGCGGAAAGGCAGTCTGCCCCCGGTGGCAGAGGAACACGACACCTGGGAGACAGCCATTCAGAAGGCGCTCGATGCCAACGAAGGCACCTCGCGCCCGACGAGCCTCCGTCAGCTACACGAGCGTCTCGCCGGCCTCCGCGGCTCCAACCAGAAAGCCGAGAGCTGGAAGAAGACGCTCAGGACGATTCGCGCGAGTGGGCGAGCATCAGAGGGACACGCGAATCTGATTGCCCGCGCCCTCGGCGTTCCCCGGAGCTCTCTTCCTCCGTCAGCCGATCGGCTGACGCTGCATCTTCTCGAGAGCCGCCTTGAATCACTCGAAGAACAGGCGCTGCGGACGGAGGATCTAGGCCCAATCCTGAACGTACTTCAGCTTCTAGCCACCGGCAATAGAGCCGCAGCTCTTCGCGCGTTGTCGGAAGTGGTGGGGGACTGACCGGCGTGGTGTCGTGCTCTATTGGATTCATGCCCGCCGGCTTGGGTGTTCCCCGCTGCCGGATCGAGAACCTACACACGAACATAGGTTCGGTCAATAGGCCGAACGGTCTAGAACGGAGAGGGAGGACTGATGGGCAGGCATCTAGCGGCTGGGATCATCGCTCTCTTACTCACGGCCGGATTCGCGGCGGGAGCCGTCGCGTTCCATCACGCCACGACGACGAAGTATCGGAACGTGCAAGGCGCGGCTATTCCCGTACACATCAAGCCAGGGGCGCTGCCGACGCTCGATCAGGTGATAGAGCAGCGCTACCAGAGGCACAGGATCGTTCGTGTTCCATACTCGGTGAAGGCTTCATGGGGAGACCCACTAGCCGTCGCCTTCGCGGTGCTGGCCGTGGGCGCGTTGCTTGCGGCTGGCTCTCAACTCGTGCGACTCGGCCAGGTTGCGCAATAGAAGAAGCGCCGCCCCGCTCCCTTGCCCGGGCGAGGGGCGTGGGGCGGGGCGGCGCTGGTCGCCTGCAGACCCGGACGGTTGCGGCCCGGGAGGAGCGGGCCGTCTAGGCCCGGCGTGGCGACATTTACGGATGGTGAGAGGGTCGAACTCTCAAGGGCTTACGCCTCGCCTGTTTTCGAGACAGGTGCCGTCGCCATCTGTCGGCTTGACCATCCCTGGCGGCGGGGGAGAGATTTGAACTCTCGCGGCTTTTCAGCCCTACCCGGTTAGCAACCGGGCCTCTTCGACCACTTGAGTACCCCGCCGCGATGCGGCGCTATGAAGAGCGGGTACTCGATGAGAAGCGCACAGCCACACGGTAGCTGCCGCGATCGGACGGGGTCAGCCTTCGAGGGTGTGCTGCACCGCCCGGAACCCGGCCGTAACCGCGGCGACCAGGGCGGCGACCGCAGCTGACTTCGAGAACGACCACTCGGGCGCGTTCGCGAGGCCGACGCCGAACGTCAGCAACGACGCTGCGAACGCCCGGACGAACGACAACGCGACACGCTTCAGAAACAACGGCGAAAGAGACATGGCGTTCCTTTCAACGGATGAGGATTGCGGCGAGGACACCTGCTGCCGCGACACCAGCGTTGAACGCGCCGAGCCACAACATCTGCCGGCGGTCATGGCGGGTCGCTACCGCGGCTTCGGCGCTCTTCCGAGCGTCAAGCGCCGCGGAGGCTGCTTTCGACGCGGCGTTGTAGTTCTCAATCACGTGGAGCCGACCACGCACCGACGACGGGTTCGACGACGAGCCGAGGTCGGACGTGAGCCGGTCGACATCGTCGCGGAGTTCGGCGACGCGTTCCTGAATCACCGCGACCCTCACCTCGAGCGGCTCGCTCATTTACCGCGCCCACTTCTCGCGGTAGCCGCCGTGCGCGACCTCGGCCTTCACCCGGGCGACGAACTGGTGCCACAGGTCAAGGTCGGTGGTGGGGCAGGCGGTGTGTCCGCCGCCGTCCGTGCCGCCGTCGGCGTGGCGTGCGAAGCCTTTCAGGTGGGTGTGCGGGTCGCGAACCCATGCCGCCGGCAACCGTTCGTGCATGAGCAGCCAGCCGGTAATGCGCGCGGCGCGCGCGAACCCGACCGGGTCGGTGCCCAACCAGATGCCGTCGCCGCACTCGATAGACACGCCCTCGCTGTTGAACGCCGCCTCCGTCCACGCCTTGTCCGCCAGCGCGACCATCTGGTAGCACCGGCCGGCGTCCTTGCCTGTCTCGCCGGCATACACGAAGTGCGCGGACGCCTGGTTGGCGGGGTTCATGAATTCGGAGATGACGCTGTCGAAGGTGCCGCCGCCCCAGCGGTGCAGGAACACGTCCTCGACTGTGCTGCCTGGGGCGCGTGCCGAGCACGCGGTTGTCGGGTGCCATGTGAGTTCTGGCAGCACTGTTTTCCCGATGGCGGGCAGGTTGGTGTACCGCATAAAGGGTTCCTCCGGTAGTTGGTTGGTTAGCCGTAGCGGCGGGCGCCGATGACGCCCGCACGTCCTGCGAGATCCGAGATCGACACGACCTCCCCGGTGTGGGGGTCCTCCACGATCTGGCCGTTGCCGATGTAGATCGACACATGGCCCGGCCCGCGGCTATCGGCGTGCGAGAACACCGCGTCGCCCGGCTGCAGCTGGTTCAGCGGGACGGGGGTGCCTTGCTTCCACTGCTCGTAGGTGGTGCGGCCGATCCTGATGCCGTTCGCCGCAGCCGACGCCTGCAACAACCCGGAGCAATCCGTGCGGGAGCCGAGTTTGGCGGGGCCGCCCCACTGGTACGGGGTGCCGAGCTGCGTGAGCGCGGTCTTCGCGATCTTGGCGCCGACCGTTGAGCCCGGGACGGCAGGCGTCGCTGTCGGGCCTCCGGCAGCCGGGTGTGGTTGCGGCGCCATCGGGAGCGGCCTGGGCGCCGAGAACGCCGGAAGTTGCGGAGCTGGGGTGCCGAGGATCTTCGATGTTTGATTGAGCAGCGCCTGCACAAACGGCGACGACCGCGGCTGCGGCACGGCTATAGCCGAACCTCCTGCGGACGTGGCCGACGCGAGCGGCGCCACACGCGGAGCAACACCCGTCGTGCCTGTGTCGCCGGGATATCGCTGGTAGATCTGGTCGAACCGCGTTTTAGCGGCGGCAGGCGCGCCCTTATAGGCGTTCGGGCCCAATCCCCACGCGCCGAAATCCGTGCCACCGTGCGACATCCGGAACGCGACCTTCGCGTTCGTTGACGGGTCGAACAGCTGGTCGTTCGACGACAGCCCGTACTGCTTCAGCCGGGCCGGGCCGAGGCCGCCAAGCATGTTGATCTGGAACAGCCCGTACGACTTGTCTCCGGTGCCGGCGTTGCCGTTGAACGCCTGCGGGTTGCCGCTGGATTCGCGTGTCGCGATCGCCCATGCGGTACGCAGGCCGTTGCCGCGGAACCCGGCGTTCTTCAGCTGTTGAAGGAGCGCTTCCGGCGTGAGCTGTGCCATAGACTTCCTCCGTCGTGAGAGCCGTGATGCTGCTGGCCGGTGCCTGCCTAGTCGGCGCGATCGTGTGGATGTCCGTGGGCACCGATGTTGCAGCGCTCGTCCGCGGTGCCGGCTGGTGGTCGCTCGTGGTGCTCGCGTTCCCTGCCCTAATGGGCGTGTTGGCGTGGCGGTTCGGCGACGAATACGTTGGCTAGCGGGCGTGCTGCTGCGCCCGCAGCTCCTGGATCGCCAACGCCCTGAGCCGTGACCGGTTGACCTTGCGCGGCGCGATCGACCCGACAAGGAACTGCTCGATCGCAGACATGACGGACGGCGGATACAGCTTAGACCCGCCCTTGCCCGACACGGCAGCCTCGATGTTGTGCAGCAACGTCGCCTGCGGCAACCGGTTCACCAACGTGTCCTTCGCGATGTCCAGCCCTGATGCTTTCCCGGGGTAGGCGGCGCCGGTCGAAAGGTTGCGCCTGGCGATCTCGGATAGCGCGAGATTCAACGCCGGTGACGCGAAGTTCGACAGCTGCGCAGCCTCCGACACGTTGCCGTGCAACAGACCGGCGATAGCGGCGCCGACCTGCGCCGGAGTGTTCAGGATCGCCGCCGACGCCGGGTTCGACACCTTGTCGCCAACCGGGAAAATCCCTTCCAAATAGGACGGGACAGGGCCGAGCGTGTCCTGTGTCCACTGCTGCCCCTGCTTGCCAACCTGCCCGGCGACACCCGCGCCGACAGGGTGCTCCTTCACGAAGTGGGCGGCGTACCTCGTGGAGCCCTTCACCCACGGGTAGAAGAACACAACACGCCGAACGATCTCCCGCTCGGCCGGTGTGAGGGCGGCGTAGTCGATGATCTCACGGTTCGCGCGGACTGTCACATGAACGAGCTCGTCGTTCAGCGCGGGGTCGGTGAGGAGCCTCTCGAGCTGGGACGGGGTGCGGTAGCCGGCGGCCCGTGCTTCGTGGATGAACGCGGCACGGCGGAACGGCTGGTCGACGCCTTTCGACCATATCGACGCGGCGCGGTCAACCGTCTTAGAGAGCGCTCCCTGTCCGTGCGCGGACACCGCCCGCGCAAACCCTTCGCCCATCAATGTGTCGACGCGCGCGGAAAGTTCCGGCCCGATCCGCCACGTCAGCGCGACCGCCCGGCCAAGGTTCGCGGGGGCGGCGAAGCCCTGCTGAACAATGTTCAGGGCGGCATTGCCGAGCAGGTTCGGGATCGCGTAGGCGGGCTTCAGGTAGAGGATCGCGAACCTGGACGCGTTGTTGATCGCGTCCACGCTCCGCACCGCCCTTGTGCCGGCGACCGCCGAGAGGGGCGCTTGCGGCTTCGCGAAGTCGCCGAGGATCGCGCGGGGGACGAACCCGATCTTGCCCTCGTCGTGGAGCCGCTGAAACTCGGCAGCCTGCTCCGGGTTGAGTTTCTTCGGGTCGATTACGAGGCGGGAGCGGAGCTGCTCGAACACCGTGTTTTTCTCGGCGGCGGTGGCGTGCTGGAAGAACTCGTGCGGGTCGGCTGTATAAGCGCGCAACGCCGCAGGCATTTTCTCGTTCTTGCCCATCTCGTCGAGGCGTACGGCAAGGTCGTTCGGCCGCAACGGCTCCGCGCGCGACGCCTGCTTCGCCATGTCGACGACGTGGTGGAGGGCGGCGTACCGGCCTGCTTCGATGCCGGATTCTCCGACCAGCTGCGCGGTGTCCTGGCGCCGCAGCGCGTGTTCGCGCAGCGCGCCGGTGTAACGGTGCGTCACCGACCCCGGCTCCCTGGGACGGCCAACGATCCCGCCGGAACCGGTCTTGACCGACCCTGACTTCGGCGGCTTCTTCGCGACGTCAGGAATGCGCAGCGCGTCAGGCGACGCGACAAACGAGTCTGCTAGCGCGGCGGGTTGCGCCGGCCGAGCTCGTTCAAGCCCTTGACGACCACCGCGATCTGGCTGTCGTTTCGGGCCTTGAACTCCTCGTCCGTCATCGAACCCGGCCGCGACGTCGTTCGGGACGTTGCCTGCGGCGACTTCGTGCTGGTAGGTGCCTGTGACTTCATCAGCGACCTCATTGTACGTGAGCTTCGGGATGTCAGCGAGCGTGGCTTCGTGAGACTTCCCTGCCTCGTTGCGGACGATGCGGATGTCGACGCGCGGATCGTTCCTGTAGCGGCGCTCGAGCGCACGGATGGTGCGGTTCGCGCCGACGTGGGACTTTGCGAAGTAGTTGAGCGGCACGGGCCGCTTGTCGTGCGCGGCGCGCGCCACAGCCGCCCTGAGCGCCTCCGCGGACGGCCGGTAGACGTATGTTACGACGACACGGCGGCCCGATTTCAGCGCCTGCTCGATCTTCGTCGCCGCGGTGCGCGGGTCGCTTAGCGTCGTGTCCAAGACAACGTCTGCCGGCCGCTGAAACAGTTGCCGTACGGTGCTCTTGCCGGCTCCGGCGCCGCCGGATGTGATCTCGACGATGCCGTGTTTTGCCGGCTCCGCGAGCTTCCGCGCGTACAGTTCCTTCGCGAACGCCGAAGCCGACTCGTGCATCGGCGCCGACATGGCGGCGCGCAGGTGCGGCTTCTGCTCGTAGTCAGTCGAAAGGCTACGGACAAGGTCCGTGTCGATGACGTCGCCGTGGCGGTGGAAGTACTCGGCGGCGGCCTTATCCGGGTGGTTGCGCAGGTACTGGGCGAACGACTTGACAGCCTGGGCGTGCGGACCGGGCGGCGCCGGGACGTTAGCGGCTCCGCCCATCGCGATCCTTGCCGCGTCGGTCTTGCGGCCTTGGATCGACTCGTCCGTGAGCAGCTCGAGGCTTTTGAGAAGTTCTTCGCGGCTGCCGGCGACGCCGCGCATCTTCGTCAGGACGCCGGCCAGCTTGGGCGCGGTCTTGCCCGTGAACGTCGGCTTGCCGTTTTCGTCTCCGAGGAGCGGCTTCGCCTGGTGCAGCAGATCCAGTTCCGCCTGATGCCGGGCGCGTGCCTTCGCGTCTTTCGCGCCGGTCACGCGTGCGGACGCTGCCGTGATCCGCTCGTGCAACGGTGCTTCCTCGGCGACGACCTGCAACGCCTTCTGCTCGGCCGGGTTGAGTTTGCGGCCGATCGCGACCAACGCTGCGCCGGGGCCTTTGAAGATCGCCTCCTGCGCACGGCCTTGCTCGGTGACGGCCTTCCCGATTTTACGGTCGAGCACGCGCGCTCCACGGCCAGCGGGGTTCTTCTCGGCGGCACGGTGCAGCAGCGTGTCCGTACCCTTCTGCGCCAACCGCGTCAGCGGCGCCTTCGACGCTGGCACCTTCACCGTCAGCCCGCCGCTACGAAGCTCCCTCGCCGCCGGAACCCCACGCGTCAACGCCGCACGCGCGATCTCGCCCGCGGACGCGCCCCGCTCGAGCGCCGCCGCTGTCGCCCCGGCCCTCGTCGCGACGCCGGCGACACCGCCTGCGATCCCGAGGACGTCCAGCAGCGTGTACCCGGGATGCCGCAACGGGTGCTTCAAGTCGTCGACGGTTGACTGGACGACCTGCTCACCGGTACGCAACGGGTGCGTCGCCAATCCTTTGCCGAGGTAGACCAGTCCGGCGGGGGTGTTGACGGCGGCGTGGTACAGATCAGATCCTGTCTGCCCGATGACGTGGCCGATTGCGCCGAAAATGCCGCCGCCGTGGTGTCGGGGTGCGCCGACGACGATCGCGCCGTGAGACGTCGAGACGCCGCCGGACGCGAGCTCGCCAACGTGCTTGCTGCGCTGGCGTTGCCTCACGATCGCGTCAAGCCCCGGATCGGCCACGGCTAGTACCCCTCGTCGATCACGTACTTGTCGCCGACCGTCTGGCCCGCAGGGAGTTTCCCGGCCTTCTGCAACGCCGCAGCCTGCTGCGGCGTGAGGTACGCCACGGACTTGTACCGCGTCGCTTTCGCAGGCAGATGCGCCGCCGCGAGCGCCGCCTGTTCGTCGTTCGTGAGCCAGCCGCGGCCGCGCTGCCCGCGCGCATACCGGGTGTTCAGCAGCTGCCGCGCCTGAACATCGGTGACGTTCAGCGCTTTCAGCCGCCGCAGCGCCTGGAAGTAGTCGAGGCGGCCGGTTTGTGGTCCGTCGGTGGTGCGGTAGATCGGGGCGCCGTTCGCGTCAGTTACGGGGGTGCCGTCCTGGTTGAGGACGGGGGTGTGCTGCGTCGTGGTTTTCCCGTCGAACCACCCGTCGACCATTTTCGACAGCTGCGACCCTGTGGGGGCTTTCGGGGCGCCCTGCTCACCGGTTTTCGTCACAGGGATGATCTGGCCGGTTTTCGTGACGATCGGCGAGCCGTCCGCGGTCGCGGCGTACCCGAGGATCTTCGACACCGACGGTGAGATTTTCCCGGCGGCCGCGGCGGCGGTAGCCGCGCTCGCGACTGTCGACGCTGACCCCCCAGCGAGCGCGGACGGGTCGGTGCCGACGAGACTCGCGAGCGCCGTCCGTGCCGCCGGTGTCAGCGTGCCGGTGTTCGGGTCGTACCCCGAAGCGAGGATCGCGTTGATCTTCAACGATGTGTCCTGCGACTGCTTTGTCTGCAGGTTCGCGAGCGTTGACTGGATCAGCTGCGGCGCTGTCGCCGTGATGTCGCCGATCTGCTTGACCGTGTCCGCCGCGACTTGACCCTGAAATCCCTTCGTCGCCTGGGAGCCCGCCAGCGCCTCGATGCCGGGCAGCTTCTTTCCGTACGTGCCGGCGGCCGCGCCTTCCGACAGGAGTTGCTGCACGGTTGAGCCGCCGGACGCGTACCCGGCCCCTGCCGCCCCTGCCGTGTCGGCGTTGATCTGCCCGGTAACCGGGGCGGCGTCCTGGCCGGCGGCCATCAGCTTCGCACCGACCTGGGAAGCCAAGCCTCCGCCTTGCCCCTGCAACAGTGAGAGCTCGGCGTCGTTGACGGCGTTCGCGCCCGACGCGGCCCCCTGGTAGGGGGCCTGGAAGTTGATGCCGGCGAGCTGCTTCATCGCGTTCGACGTGTACCCGCCGATCGCCTGCTGACCGGCGTTCGCGCGGGCGTCCTGGGTTGACCTGACGTTCGCCAATAGCGGGTTCAGGATCGAGTCGACGATCGCCTGGGTCTGCTCCTCGAGCGACGGGCCTGGCGCGACGGTTGCCGCGGCTGGTGCTGCGGCAACCGTGCGCACGGGCGCCGTCTTCTTCGGCGGTGTCTTCTTCGGCGGCACAACAGCGGTTGCTGGTGGCGCCCCACCAGGGACGGCCGCGGAGGGCGCTCCGCCGTGGGCGGTGTTCCAACCGTGCGGGTCGCGATGCGTGCGCCAGTCGGCGGCGGCAGCGGCCGTCAATGGACCCTGGATGCCGTCGACGGCGATGTCGTAGCCTTTGTTGCGGAGGAACGTCTGCATCGCGGACACGCGGTCTTGAGCGGTGTTCGACGCGGGACCGCGCGGGGCCGTTGCCGCGCCTGGGCCGCCTGCGCCCGCCGTGCGTCCGGGGCCGTTCACACCGACAAGGTTCGGCGGCGTCAACGGTTTCGGCTTCGGAGCGGTCGCCGCACGTTTCGGCGCTACCGGGCCGGGTGTGGGCGCAAGCGGCCCCGGCTTCGGCGCGTAAGGTCCCGGCTTGTACGGCGCCAGCCCGATCGTTCTTCCCATAGAAAAGGCTCCCTCTAGTAGAGGACTCTGTTGCCGTACTTGCCGGCCTTCGACTGGAACGCGACCTTGCCGCCGGCAGACTGATACACGCCGCCGCCTGGCGCCTGCATCATGTTCGGCGCGACCGCCGTGCCGGCGGGCGCGTACCCGCCGTCAGGCCCGAACGCCGGTGGAGCGAAAACAGACCCGGGCGCCGCCGCGTCGCCACCCGCCGCGGCGCCTGCCGTAGCTGCGGCAGGGTTCTTGAAGACCGGGTTGCCGTTCGCGTCATAGCCCGCGAAAATCTGGCCGGACGCGAGCGCCGCCTGGATCGCGTTAGCCGAAGCCGTCGACAACGCGTCAGCCTCGGCCGACTGCTCACGGTTCCGCTCCGACAACAGCCCCGACACCAAGTCGGTGAGCTGCTGCCTGACCTGTCCTTCGGCCGACGACACGTTGCCCAGATACGCGTGGGCCTCGTCGCCCAACTGGTTGCCACGCGCAGAGCTGTAAAACAGGTTCTGCAGGTTGGTGTTCTGGTCGATGCCGTGCTGGGCGGTGTCGTGGGCGAGAGACAGCTGCTTCGCGATCGAATACGGGTTCGCCTCAGCCGCTAGCGCGGTGGCCTGGTCGCCGGTGACGGCGTTGTCGAGGCCGCCGAACTGCGCGGCGCGGGCAAGGTCGCCGAATCCTGCGTTGATCAGCGTCTGTTTCCGGGCGGCGTCGGTTTGCGCGACCGCTGCGCCGTACTGCTGTGTGTTGAGCGCACGGATCTTCTGCACGATCGGGTCGGTTGACAGGTCGAACACCGACTGCGTGTCGCCGGGGGCGGCCGGAGGCGCGGTCCCGGCGGGCGGCTTCTGGACGGTCGCGACAACCGGCGCTGTCTGCGGCACGTACGGCGTGACGGTCGGGCCGCCACCCGGCGCTGTGAGCGGCATCCCCGTCGTGTTCTTCGACGCCTGCGCCGAGTACGGGTTCGTGAGCGGCTTCGGCTTCGGCAACGCCGGGGTGCGGTACCCGGTTGTGTTGCGGGCTGTGCGGA